TGCACCAAAATTAATTAAAGTTGTGGCAACATTTGAGTTATCACCGCTTGTGGTGCTGATTGTCTGAAGTAAATCTTCCATGTCATCTTTAGGAAGCAACGCTAAATCTGTCTTTGCCCCATCTGGGAGCGCCATAAATTCGCTTTCACTCTTTGGCACTGGCACACCGTAATTGGCTAAAAACGTAGACTCAAACGTATCTTGTCCGGGAACATATGTTGATTCATCTATTGTGACTTGAAGTGGCGCAGTTTCGGGGTAGCCATCAACGTAAGTTACGCCTTCATATTGACCAGTAAAATTAACACCATTGCCAGTGACTAAAGGTTCTGATGGATCAGTTAAGTCAAAAGATAAATCATCGCGGCTATCGCCTGATGTCAGTGAAAAGTCTGTGTCGTCTTCTTGAGAAGAATCATCGCTACTGGCAGGGTAAACACCTACCCCATCATCGTACATAGATCCGCTTGTAGTAGTTAATGTTCCATCGCCATTGTCAGTCCATCCGTAATCTCTAATCAGTACTTTCTCTACATCAGTAAGTCCAGAATCTGGATCTATAGATGTAGGAACTTCGTCGTAAGTGCTACCATTATAACCGCTATTGTTGGTAGAGGCCGTATTCGTGGCTGTATTAGTTACCGTTGTGGATGGAGTAGTTACCGCTGTAGCTGGGATATTCGTCAACGCGCCATCAAGATCGTCGTAGCCTGTTGTCTGACCATTGTCTAAATATACTTCTGTCGGTACTCCGTTAATCGTCGAACCCGTGTAAGTCTCTTCTGGAACCAAACCTACAAATTCACCACCCTCATCCACATAGTATTGTGTTCCGCTATCTAGGGAACGTATTTCTAAGCCCCCAGAAGTAAATGTAGGAGTATTATCAACCACGACAGGATCATCATCTGGCTCACTGCCTATGCCACCTAAACCAACGCCGCCAGCATATGTATCACTGCCAGAGTTTGCGCCAGACAAGTCTAGTGTTTGTCCAACTTGAATTTGGTCAGGATCAGTGATGTCTGGATTGTCTGCCATTATTTCAGCAACAGACATATTATTGTCTTCTGCGATCTGAGAAAGGGTATTTCCAGAAGTGACTGTGACGGTGTTGTTGTTATTGTTGTTATTGTTGTTGTTGTTGTTTGTGGCTACACCCCCGCTACCATCCCCAAAACTTGTGCCAAAAGTATCATTCGCCCAACCACTAAGGCTCCAAAAAGCAGGCACACCGCCCGGTCCTGCCACTGGAGGCATCCCACCCCTCATCTTCTGCAACATCGCCTCTTCTTCAGGATTGATGTAAGACAGCATGTGAGGCTGACCCATGATTTCAGTCTGCCTTGGGATGTTATCAAAAGCAGCCATAGATTGTGGCTGTTTAAAAGCTGCTAATTTGTTATTCATGCCAAATTATCCACTGGATTGCCCTCTGCATCAAAGTATATTGGCAATCCATCTGGCCCTGTTTGGCTGTATCCTTGCAAATACCGCTCATCTGGACCTTCAACAGTCAATGCATTTTCTGTGCGAGCTGTATTAGAAAATTGCTCTGGACTTAAAATGCTGCCATCTGGCCTTTGATATGCAATAGATCCATCTGCAAGCGTAATTTGCTGGGCCATTACATCAAAGTTTTCGCCAGTCATATATTTACGCATGTAAGCTGGCATAAACGCATAACCACCGCCACCGCGAGAATATCGATCATAATCTTCAGAAGTTCCGCGAGTGCCGTAAACGCCTCTGCGCTCATTTTCATCGCGGCCAGCCGTTGAAATGGTAACGTCATCTATTCCATAAACTTGGTTTACAGTAGATCCACTTTCGGCATCATTATATGGCACAAAGTTATCAATAACTTCCTGTACACTACCATCACCCATAGCATAAAAAGATCGACCATCACTTGTGATAAAACCGTTTTCTGTACTCATACCGTATGGATCTGCATTAGCAGCATCTGACTGAACGCCAAAAACTGTTTGGAAACGATCATAATCGTTTATACCATCGTTATTTGCGTCTGCGCTGTAAGCTGGATTGTCGAATGCTGATAGACTTAAAGTCTGCCCGACTTGCAGTTCGTTTGCCCGATCTTCAAGGCCAGCAGCTCTGAGCTGATCAATATCTGTTTGAGTTACGTTAAAACTTGATGCTGGTATGGATGGCGGCAAAAACGCGCCGACATTATCAGATGATAAAACCTGATCCGCAAACGAAGACATAGTTGAATCATCGAACCCAACGTAATTTCCTTGTGCATCGAATTGTGGTGTGGCTCCCATTTCCAAAGCAGCAACTTGCTGATCAATTATTGATTTCCTATCAGCTATGCCACCCGCCAACATTTGTTCTCCAATAACGCCACCAAAAACTGGAACAAGCATTCCCGGTAAGAAAGACGCAAAGTAAGCCATATCACTTGGCGGCAAGTCTTCAGTCATTTGCTGCGTAGCTGTTGCTATCGAAATTTCGTCTGAATCCATCCCAGTTGTGTCTATCACATTGTTGCTGGGATCATCAGAAACGCCATAGATGTAATCGCCTGTTGAAGAGTAACCGCCACCTGTCAAAGATGCTCCAGTTTCATCATCAACCAATTGGCCATTGACGTAAGAAGCTCCATCAAATGGCGTGATTAAGTTTGCAAGATTTTCTCTTGTGCTGTTTTCAACGCCTGTTGCAGTTATTGGGCGTGTTGCAGTTGTGGCAGGCAAAGTTGATGTTCTGGTTGGCTCATTGTTGTTATCATCATTGCTAGTAGTGTTTGCCGCCCCAGAAATGACATTGCCTGTGGATGTTGTTCCACCAGCAGATATTGATGCGCCAGTAGCATCATCTACAAGCTGCCCACCAACATAAGATGCGCCATCGTTTGGCGTAAAGATATTTGCCAGCGTTTCTGTAAAGCTGTTGCTATCATTGTCATTGTCATTGCTAGTATCGTTGTCGCTACCACCACCACCAAAACACATTATGCCATCCTCTTCTGTTGTTGTTGTACTGGGGGCTGTGGTGCAGGCTGTGCAGCCACATTCATTTGCGGCTGTGGCATTGCATCTGCAATTGCACTCAGCGCACCCATATCACCCGCGCCCATTCTTTCGCGGATCTCAGCCACTTTATTCATCAAGTATTTGCCCATATCCATAGGAGGCTGGCCCTGTGGCCCCCCAACATTGTCGGGAGGGGACATTGGAGGGCCACTTCGTGGACCCTGCTGCGGTAAACCGCCGAACGCAGCAGGATTAATTGGAGGAAGTCTATACTCTGGGTACATTCTTCATCGCCTCCATCTGAATTTTAGCTGCGTTCTTTTCCCTCTCAAGCTGCAACTCTGCTTCTAGCTTGGTGATCTTGGCCTGCATATCTGCTTGCGCCTTGGCCATTTCGATCTCCATATCCTGCCTTGCTTCTGCTTGCTTGATCTGAATGTTTGATTGCGCCTTGGCTTGATCCGCTTGAATCTGCGCCTGCGTTCTTGCTTTCAGAGCTTCTGTCTCCAGCTTGGCCAATTCCTGTGCGTATTGCAAAGGATTTCCTTGCTGTCCACCCTTTTGACCCATACCGCGCAACGCTTCGATCTGCTTCATTTGAGGCGATGCCGCCACAACTTGTGCAGCGCGTTGGCTAATTAAGCGATCTTGCTCTGGATCTACATCGTTAAACTTGACCTTCATTTCTTTGAAATCTGGCAGTGGTGGCAGTGGGATATTAACGCTTGCCTCCATGCGCTGACGGTACAGCAATGCGATATGTTCCGCGATATGCGCGATCAATACAGGCTGCATTGCCTTTGCACCGGGATTGCCAGCCAAAGATGGATCTTGCAGGAACTGCATATGAACCGCAATGTGCGCGTCATGGTCCTGCTCTGGGAATGCGCGGATTGGCTTGCCATACATCACGCTCATGTTCTCATCGATTGGGTCCATCTGAACCGCCTCTTCGGGCTTCTTCAGGATCTCATCAATGTTTGGAATGCGGATCGCTTCGTACATGCGCTTGTATGCTTCGTAAAGATCGTGAAGCTGTGGCGCTGATCTAGACATTTCCAAAACAGCTTGCGCCTGTGCAATGCGCTGGGCTGTAGAAAAGATATTCGGGTCCGACACTGGCACGATGTCAATACGATCATCAAAGTCAGTCCGATAGATAATATCTGCCGCCCCGACCTTCGCAAAGCTAAACTCATCAGGCAAATTCTCTGCGTTCAGGCCAGCCAGAAGTTTAAATTCTTGACCTTGTGCGTAATGCAGGCGCTTGTGAATTGCGCTAAATGCTTTGGAACCCTGCTCAATAAGCGCGACTGTAGACCCAACTGGAGCGTTTGGGTTCACGTCACCGACATTGAGATCAGCAGTGCTGGCAAAACGCTGGCCTGCTTCAACAATGTAACCCAGCAAACTGAACAGGGAACTGCTTGGTTCCTTGAATGGCAACGGCATAATCGCCTTGTTCACATCATCGACTGTGCTGTCGAGATCCACAAACTCACCGGGGCTGATTTGCATGTCGCCGCCATTAACGCGGCCACGCAGCTTGAAGCCACCCTGCATGTTGGCAAATGCTGCACTGTCGAGAAGAGCGCGAAGCGATCCAGTCGCTGCTTTGCCCAAGCCGCCGATCATGTGGTACAGGCCAAAGCCATAGAAGCCTAGACCGGGCAGGAACTTGTAGCTCACAAACCAGTCACGGCGCTTTTTCATCTCATCATCTTGCTTCCAGTTGCGTCGAACACTGACAACGCGCTGGTTTTCATAATCGATTGTGATGACATATGGGATGGCGACAGCGTTTTCGTCTGCCTCATCGCTGTCCATTTCTTGGCCATCGATGCCTTCGAACAAGTCATAGACGTGCATTTCGAGCAGCGTCATCACATCGTCTTGGCTGTTATCGCTGTATTCATCAACGCCTTCGATCTCTCCGATCACGTCATCGATGGGATCTATGCTGTCGCCAATGTAGGCTGTCGGGAGATAGTAACCGTTTTTAACGTATCGATTGAAGTCATTCTTCGGCATACGGATGACGTGCGTATATCGCGGCGAGGTGTAGAGATCCTTGCTTTCTGGGGCGACCACAAAGTCTTCAGCCTTTACAAACTGGCTGCACTGCCGATCCATGTTGGCGTCCCACCAAACCTTCTTGAAGGTGTGGCCGATCAGTGGAAGGTGAAACAGCATTTGGTCCAGATCAGGGAAATACTCAGGCATTTCCTGCGTGATTTGGTAATTCATAAACTCGCGCACTCTGCGAGCTTGCTCTTCCATTTTTTCGTCTGGCTCGCCAATGATGACAGATTTGACTGGACCGCCTGATGGGTAAAGCTCCGCAACAGCGCGAGCGTTAAACTGAGTTGCTGCCTCTGCGATCATTGGGTGAATGACGATGGACAGACCGCGAGTTGCGCGTTCATCTTCGCTTTCATCCAGTCCACCGTCTGGATCTAGCGTCTTCAAGCCTTGCTTGTAGCGGTTTTCCCATTCGGATCTGGCTTCTTTATCGTTTTCAAAAAAGCCAATCAGTTCCTGCGCTTTCCGCGCCAGCTCTCTTTCGTCAATTGTTTCCGCAAGGTTTTGATCAAACTCTGCGTCTTCCAATTCTTCCATCATATCCAACTCTGGATCGCCAATAAGAACATCGCCGTCTGGAAGTTGTTCGACCATTAGATCGTCTGATGGAGCGCCTTCAGCAAACGGGATAATGTTTTCTGGTTCAGCCATAGAGCGTCATCCTTCTTGTTTCTACAAAATCGTCATCATCTGGATCTTCACTATGACCCACAAACCATCCTTTTCGCAACCGTAGCCAAGCCTGTGTGCATGTATCAACAACATCATCATTGGGATGTGCTGGGAACGCCGCGCATATATCAATTAAATCTTTAGCCCATTTTCTGCTGGAAGGGAAGAAAATCCTTCCATCCTCCAAAAGTGCGGAGCTGGCATGGGCGCGAGCCTCCTTGTCACGATCTGGACTGTAGGCCAAAACTGGTACGCCTGCCATGCGTAAATCTTGCAGCAGGGATTGCCCTGACGCCTTCTTTTCGATCAGCACAGCGTCTGGCTCCCACTCTTCGTAAGCCTCTTGAGCCAGCCTGCGTAGGTCAGGATAGCTTACCTTATCCCACCATGCCTCCAGCACAATGGCGCATGTTGCGCCTTTATGGGTAAACACGCCCCAAGTGGTTCTGGCGCTGAAGCTGGAGCTTTCCTTTGCTTCGAATGCGGTATCGTATGATTGCAGCACATATTCGATGTCTGGCAAGTCTTCCTTTTCCCAAGGAACCCACCAGCTTGCCTTCAGGATTCCACCACCTTTTGGCGCTGGGCGCTGCTGTAGCTGCCCAGCGGCTGCGTAAGATCCAAGGCTGCGCTCTAATGTTGACAGGGTTCTGTCATCAATGCGTTCAGGCCACAGCAGCTCACCCTCTTTGGTGCGCGGATCTGAGAAGCCCAGCACTGATTTGCTTGGGGTTGGGTGGCCGATTTCGTATCTGGCAGGCAGGCACAGGTGGTTCCACTCATTGCCTAGCTCATTGGCCAAGATATGTCCTGTGAGATCCAGCTCATGGACACGCTGCATGATGATGACGAAAGCACCAGTGCGCGGATCGTTAAGCCGGGTTTGCATGGCCTGATCCCACCACTCCAGAACGCCTTCACGCACCTTGGAGCTGTCGCTGTCCACTACGTTGTGCGGATCGTCGATGCAGATGATGTCACCGCCATCACCAGTCAGAGCGCCGCCGACAGACGTTGCTATGCGGTATCCTGTCTTATCGTTTTCGAATCTTTGCTTCTGGTTTTGGTCACCAGTTAATATGAACTTTTCACCGAAGTGATCTTTGTACCACGGGCTGTCGATCAAGCGGCGACACTTGGTGCTGTCCCTGATGGACAGGGAGGAAGCGTAGGAAGCGTACAGGAACTTCTTGTGGGGCTGATGGGTCCAAGTCCAAGCTGGGAGCGCAACGGCCACGCTGATTGACTTCATGTGGCGTGGCGGCACGTTGATGATCAGGCGTTTGATGTCGCCTTCGACAACTGCTTGGAGGTGATCGCTGATTGCATCGACGTGCCAGTTGTTTTGAAACTCAACGCCCGGTTCAATCGTCGGCCAAGCTGCTTTCGTAAACTCCCTCAATGATCTGCGGTAACGCTCTGCCTGCACTTGCTCCAGCGTTAGACTGTTCAAAAATTGTTGCAAGTGCGTTGAGCTGTTCATCGCTGATCCTCGTAATATCTATGACGTGCTTTTGTTCGACGGTTGTTGCCACTTCTTTTTTATCGACCCATCCTGCGCGGTTCTTCAGGAAGAAGATCATCGCGGTGTTATCCCGGTCAACTGTGGCCTTTTCATAGAGCGCGTTGGTGACTTGCTGTATTCCTTCGGCTTCACCGCTTTTTATAGCGTCCAAGAAATCCACATTTTGTTCCTGAATTTCAAAGAATTTTGAGCGTGATATTCCCAGCGAGGCAGCGCATTGTTCTTTGGTTAAACCCTGCGCCATAAAGCGTCTGGTGTTTTCCAGCACTTCTTCAGTGACTTCGAACTTGGGTCTTCCAACTGGGTTTTTAGATTTTTTCTTTGCCATGTTAATACCTTTCTAACTTTGAATGTAATTTAGAAGTTCAAAAAAAGAAAGACCCGCCGAAGCGGGTCAGTTGTATGAGGTCGAGGCAGGCCACAGGCGTGGGTCTGTCGAGCAGTAATTATTGATAGCGTCTTTAGCGGTTTGGGTACAGAGTTTTTTTACTGATGGTTTTATTCCAACGCGGCCAAGGTCGAGGCGATCTGCATCCCAGCATGTTTGGACTGTGATGTCTGCGTCTGTATATCCATCTGAATGATATGTGAGTGCTTCATCTAGAAGGCGCATATCTTTATTGGACAGGTCGAACCATTTGCCTCTGATTGAGTGGGCATATTTTGCTGCACGATAGCCATGCTGTGGATCTCTGCTTTCGTTTCTGCGTTGTGTGTCGTGCAGGAGTGCGAATAGATCGACAACTTTTGCGTTGGCATTTTCTGCTTTTGCAATGTGTCTTCCGTTTTGGAACACACGCGCCCAGTGTTGGAAGCCATGATATCCTTGATGGTTCATTTGGTATTGATCGTAGCAATGCTTTGCGAATTGTTTATTTACCATGCGAGCATAAACACCAGCAGTGCAGTGACTAGGATTGCGAAGACCATTCCTGTTGCGATTTCTTTTATCCATCCTTCTGGTTTGAAGTCATAGACATCGACATGGCCGCGCAGATTGATTGCTATGTACATTCCTTCTTCGGCTGGCACTTCACCTGTTTGTGTGTGGACCCACAGTAATTCTGAGCCTTTTCTTTTTGAGGAGTTTTCCTGCACCCAATCTGGGAAGTTTGATTTGAAGCCTGTGAACTTCCAAGATTTAAC